GTATTGATAGTTGGCTTTTTTGAGCTGATTAAGTGCCGAGTCTTTTATCTGCTTGGCTTTCGCCGCTGCTTCGTCCTCTGCTTTTTGCTGATCCTTGATCGCTTTTACTTGGTTAGCTCTCGGCCCATATAACTCGACGAGCTTGGCTTTTTGCTTGTTTAGGTTGTCAATAATATCAACCTGCAGATTCGATTCAAGCGTTAGCTGATTGATCGTGTCGATGTTGTTGCCCAAAGGATCAAATTCTAATTTGAGCTTATCGATCTGATTGAGCCGAAAATACATGTTGTCGTATGCTTTTGCGAGCTCTTTTTCAATCCCCTGGAAAGCATCGTGAGCCGCTTGTTGTCGCGCCTTTGGATCTCGGACAAGTGAGATATCCTCCAGAGTGTCAGCAAACTCCTTGTCCGACAATGCTCGCAGTGCTGCAGAGAAAGCATTTGTGTCCTCGGTCGCTTCGGCAAGAGTATCTTTGATCTCCTGCACGCCGAAGATCATTTCACCGATCGACTTGCCCAGCTGAAACGACATCATGCCAACGAGAGCTGCTAGACCAGCCTTGAACATGTTGGCCCCTGCTCCACCGAGCTTCTGCACCTCGGCAAACTGCCCAACCTTCTCGGTGATCTGTGCAACCTGTTGAGCCGCTGACGCAAGCTGACCGCCTCCGAGTTGACCGGCAAGGATGCCAATGAATTCGGTAGAGGCCTTCGCCTTCTGCCCGGTCTCCTTGATGCCTTTGACGGATGCCTCGATGTTCTTGGCAGCGCTCATCGCCTGTGCGGATGCTTTATCCTCCGCCGCTATAACGATCTTGACCGCATCGCCTGCCATCTATGTTCGCTCCGCTTTTGCTCGTTGTTCTTCGTTCTTAAACCGTCTGGCCGCCTCAAGGAAACTAACTGATTGATCCAATGCCCCTCCTGCTACTGGTGGCAAACCCTCATCGAACAAATCGACCAACTCAATAAACTGCCCGAGACCATCGCAATATCGATTTGGGCAACCCTCGACTCGGAAGATGCCTTGATCGCATTGGTCGCATCCGCCACCGTTGCAAGCTGTGCATTCGATCTCGATTGGTTCATGGCTCGTTCCTTTGTCCTTGCATCCTTTGTCGCTGCAATGCCGACAGAGCAATCCCTGCCGGATCAATGCCGCGACTCTTAGTCTTTTTTTTCGGAGTCGTCCATTCGCTGATTGTACGCGCACAACGAAAGCAACTCTCTCGCCTCGGTCAACGTCAACACCTCATCGAGAGCGTCAACGCTGAACGGTTGGCCCATGTTTGACCAACCACAAACAACTCGCTTGAGTTGCTCGATGGTTTCGTTGAAGATTTCGTCGACAGTCACGCCATCTTTATGAATAATGTCGATGACCTCAAGAATCTTCCGTTGGTTTCGCATCGATTGAGACTTTACGCGAAATACTGGCCGCGACTCGATGGGCTTGTCCTTGTCGGACGAAAGCACCACCGGGAAGCTTTGATCTGGCTCTAAAAAAATAGGCATATCACCTCCAATAGCCTGTTAGGATGCCGCTGTAAAAGTGATCGAGCATTCTTCGTCAACGGTGGATCCGTTGCGGTTTGCTTGCCACTCGATCTCATCCGTGACCATGTTTTCTCGATCTGCTTCGGTCACGCCAATGATTTGAGCCTTCGGGCAAGAAATCGTGATCTTGCTGTTCGTCGGCCCGTCTAGATCCCATGTCAAAAGATGCTCAGACATATCGAGCAGTTTCGTGTAGACAGGATTGGTCGCAACAAGCTTGGCCTCAGGATTGCCAGTCACCTTGACTATCCTGTTGGTAATCAGTCCGCACTTGAGCCCCGCGACGTTGCTAGAGTCCTCTCGAAGCATCATAGAATTGCCTGCGTCGAGTGTCATGTTCTCAACAGCAAGATCGACGCTGTTCCATTGTGTCGTCGATGAAGCGAACCTTAACGGACTTGCATTCGGATAGGTCGGAACCAGGATTGCTGTATCAGTCGGAATCTCCCAAACACCCATAAAGTCGAATTCAATGAAAGCTGCTTTCCCTGTTTGGCAGTTGATTTTGAAAGTGCCAACACAACCGCGCAGCAGCTTTCGCATTCCATCGATGTATACTGCGATGGTAAGGGTCTTTACGTTCGCGCCTGGTGCCTCTGTTCGAGGCGTGAACACTTGCCCTGACTTAACCCATCCGCAAGCAGGCAGAAACGTATCGGCCCAAGATGGCTCGGTTGCTGTCCCATCCCATGATGCGTCATGCTTGAAAGTAAGCCTGCCCTTGTAGGTATTTGGCACCGATGGACGCATTCCAAAAGATGCTTGGCCCTCCCTGGCCTCAAGTTCCGTTTCGCTTTGGATCGAAATATCGTAACAATTAAAAGCTGCTTCGGATGCCGATAAAGCTTCAGCAGTTCCCGGTGTCGTTTCAATCTTTGCCGCCAATACTCGCTTGCGTTTCAGTAGTGTCATTTGCCTAACTCCCTTGATGTTCTTAGTTTGATCTGTCCACTGGCCGCAAGAATGATCTCTCGGAGCCTACGATTGATTTCGATCGGGAGTCTCTCCCTTGCTGTGTCTGCTGCAATTGTACCGATGTTCCCTTCGCGGAAATAGTCACCTGGCCGCTTGCCAAGAACCCTGACAAGCTTCCTAGCCCCTTCACTAGCTGGACGGTAAACATCGCCACGCCATCGAGACTGGATGAAGCCATCGCTAATGACTGTCCATCCGCCACCCATGTGCGTCTTGTATTGAACTCCGAGACTTTGCTTTTTGCCGCGTCGCTTCTTGCTGTAAGACTTGGCCTCATTCATCCGCACCGGGAAATGATGTCCTTCCCAAAGACCAATAGTCACGCCAGCATTGCCTGGCTCGGCTTTATTCTTTTGCTTGATCGTTTTCTTGAGCGTTGCCGACTTGTTGATCGGTTTGGCAACTCCCTTGTTTTCACTTGAAAGCTTCAAGTTGACCAATGGACTGAGTGCCTTTGCCGCTTGCACTCGAACCGTCTTTGCAGTCCTATTAACTGCTGTGGCAAGATGCCTTGGTAAGTGATCGCCGAATGCACCGAGGTTGCTTTTCATTTGCCGAATAGAGGCTTCATCGACTGTGATTTTTAGCATCAGTTCCGAAGCTCCGTAGGATCATCTTCGCTGACCCTAAAAGTGATTTGCAAAGGGACGGTAAGTCCATCGATCCCGCCATCAGCCGCGATGAACTGGACAGATCCAAATACCGCATCGATCGCATTGCCGCCGAAAGTGTGCCAAGTAGAGGATCCGCTGGCAATTGACTTAACTACGTCGGCATGGAAAGCATTAAGCATTTCGTCTATAGCCTCCTGCCCTCGCTCGTCCTGCATCACATGGCAATGGATATTGAAGGTTTGCCGATAAGCATTAGCAGGCGGATTGCCTGGCCTATCAAGCTCGCCGACTCGATCCAATGGCCCCTGAGTCAAGACAATCTGGTTGTGTCTCGGCGTAAAGTCCGCAAACCGTTTCGGCCTTTGAACTTCACTTATTTCCGTCGAGTACGCGACGTTTTCAATCATGGCATCGAGCCTTGACTTGAGGACAATTGCGATCTCCTCGACGATTGCTAACGACATTCGAGAATCAACATTCCTTCGTCATGGCTAGTAAGTCTTAGGATCGAGTGTCGCTTAACTGGTTGACCGACTCGATCCGCAAATTCCAACTCATCGCCGCCTAAATTGAGCTCATCGCTTGCGATGCCTTCAGCCTCATCGTTGGCAACGTGTATTTCAAACACCGGATATACAACGTCACCATCTTCTGGAAGGATACCAAGAGCCTCTCGCACAACCACCGCGTCAATCTTGCGAGACCGACCGTTTCGCTTGTAGTAAACGATCGGCTCTGCAAAATCCTGGTCGTTGGCGAATACCTTCTTGGCATCCTCCTTGATGAGGTCGTGAAGGCTCATCGCTTATCGCTTGCACTCGACCGAGACATAATCAACCGTGACGCTGTTGACGTTGGTTGAGGCTGTCTTGCTGATCTGAACAAACGGTTGAAGCGATCCGGTAGCAGCGGCCATCGAGAATGTCGTGGTCGATGCAACTCGGGCACCGTCGATGTAGAATTTGACATCCGACTTGCCGCCAGTGAAGTCGATCACAAACTCTTTGTAAGTCGCAACCAACGAAACGCCTGAGGACTTGTCGTCGTTATCGGTCGTGCCATCGTCGGTCTCGCAAACAACAGCATTCGAGCCAGAAAGCTTGAATTGTGCGTTGTTGGTCGTCGCATCGGTATCGTCGTTTCGACCCGACTGCAATCCGAAAGCCAAGGTCGTGGCCGCGTTAAGCGATGCCACCGTCTTAACGACGAAAACGGCTCGCTGAATGTTGTCGATGTCGAAGCAAAGCTTGTCGCCAAAGTCCAAGCAAACATTCTGAATTTCGTTGGCACTGTCGAACGTCAACGCAACTTCGCCGGTGGCCGATGGGCTCACAGAAGCATAGGTTGGAGTGCCACTAGACGAGGTGTCCGTGATCTTCCAGTTGCCTTCACCGACGGTTGTCGTGTAAGTCTTGCCGCCGAAGAAATCATCCTCGAAAATGGCGTGATTCTTAAAACCTGGCATGTCTAAATTTCCTTTTGTTGTTGTGTTTATGCTGTCTGGGAAAGCCCTGGCCATTGCCGACCAGGGCTGTGATGTCAATCAACCGCCACTAGGTTCGGTTGCCGAAGATTCCTCGATGGTCAATCACCGCTGCAGCCATCGATTGCCGAACGTAGTAGTGGTAGGTGTCATTGTCCTTGTTCCACTCAGACTCAAGCACTGGAGCTTCTTCGCCATTAAGGAACGTGATCTCGACGGTATCGATTTGCGAATTGTCGGCAATCGCGTACCAGTTGGTCGAGCTGTTTGCATCGAGCAAGGCAGTTGCAACAACTTGCAGAGGTCGAACGCCATTGACGCCGTAGATGTTGATGACTCCCTCGTTGCCGTTCGCTTGTGCGTAGGATTGGCTGTTGACCAATTCCAACGCGGTTGATGCGTATGCTTGTGGCACGAGCAACGTGCGAGGCGACAGATTGAGGTAAACGTCACTGCTAAGTCCCTTTTGCAGGGCCATCAGCGTGAACGCTTCATTGAGAGTCGTCACGCTTGGAGCTGCAACCGCAGAAGCAGTGATGTTTCTTCCGCTAGTGTGCGATGCGCTGAACAAAGCCACACCGTCGGGCATCGTCGGGTTCGCAAGCAAGGCATCATACACAACCTTCTCTTGCGTCCTTCGAGCACCGTTGCCGTGCATCGCTGGAATGCGAGACAACGCGTCGAGGTCGTCGTTGACAACCGTTTCCCAAGACACCGAGAACTTCTTGCCGAACTTCTCAACCTTGTAGGATCGCTTGGAATCGCTGATTGACCCTTCTGGATATGGAGCCCCTTCGGGAACCATTTCAAGGTTCGGAGATTCACCAAGCTGGATGCGATTGATGTTCTTGAAGTCATCGACCGATTGAGCCTGACGAGCCCACAGAGACCAAGTGTAAGGTGCTTCCTCGTAAGCCGCTCGAAGCGTCTTGCTGGCCGCATCAAGAAGGATGTTTTGAAAACTTCCGGTTGTGTGGTAGGCCTCCACCGATCGGCGAATATTGAGCCGTTGGAAAGCCTTCTCTTGACCCATTGCCATCCGAGCAACATCGGCTCGGCTGTACTTCTCTGGAGTGATGCCCATGCGTCGAACGCACAGTTCAGCAAGCCGATACATGCCCAGGTTCTTGAAATCGTCGGAACCCGGAACCGTTGGAGCTTGTCGCTTTACGGTGCCTTGGAAGCATCGCTGAACAAGACCAGCCTTGGCCGCAGCCTCGAACTTCTCTTGCTCGCTTTCAATAACTCGGAAATCAGTACCAACAGTTTGGCCGAGTGGTGCATTGCTCATCTTTCGGATAATCCTTTCTTGAGCGTCTGGAACACTGCATCCTGACTCGATCAGTTCATCCACGAAGGCACGCTCGACCTTCGCTAGAGTCCCTGCCGAGATAATTGCTTTGCGTCGGTCGTCAACCACTTTGAGTTGTCGAGCGACTTCCTCTTGTACCTTTTCGTCCATTCGCATGGCCTCATCTTCGGGCTTGCTTTCTTCGGCTCTTGCCATTTCTTCGGATGGCTTCTCGCCTTCCATGTTTTCGATCTCAAGCGATGGCTTTTCCATGTGGTCTGCCATCCACTTGATAATCT